GGATCGACGGCCTTCGTCTCGACGGCCTTGAGGCGCGTGTCGACGGTGGTGCTCAGGGTTTCGAGCGCCTTGGTGACGGAAGCGACCGGATCGTCGTCATCACCTTTGAGCTCAATGGCGCCGGTGATCAGGGCGCGATGGGAGACGTGTTTCATCGGGCGGGCTCCTATGCTCGCAGTCGCGCGGATGCGCGGTTGATGGCCTCTGCGAGCGCGATTGCTTGCGCGGCCGACTTCGCGCCTGTGACCCGGGCGCCGGGATGGGCAGGAATGGAGACGAGGCTGATTTCGACGAGATCGACGGCGCGGATGGTCCTGCCGCCGCCCTTCCGGTTCTCAGCCTTCAGCGTCATGAAGCCGATCGAGAGGCCACCGACCGCGCCGGACTGGACCAAGGCGCGGATTTCCTTGGCGCGGGGCAGATCGTCGATCAGCAGCCGGCCCTTGACCGTAAGGCCCTTGGCCGTCTCCGCGATCTCGGTCCAGACGCCGACCGGATCATCGGGACGATGGAACGCCAGCATCGGCAGCGGGCCCTTGGCCTTGCCGAAGGCGCCCTTCTCGATCACGTCGCCCATGCGATCGGGCGAGCCGAACGGCCAGGCCGTGCCAGTGATGGCGCCGGCGTCGTCGACCGAGACGGAGGCCTTCAGTTCGAGCGCGATCATGCCGGCTTCTCCTCACTCAGAACGTTTTGAGTGACGGCCGGCGCGCCTGCCGTGACGTTGGGGTTTTCGAACTTCTCGCCGCCGGCATATGGCGCCCGGTTTTCCATCGCGCGGACTTCGTTCGGGCACAGGATTCGCGAGGAGATGGCGGAGGCGTATGCGGCAAAGCGCGCGGCGATCTCGGCTTGAACGAGGGCGTCCACGGTGAATTCCGGGACGAGCGTCGTCTGCTCTTCAGGGCTCAGCAGCCGTGAGATCGCGCCGCACCACAGCTTCAGCCGCGGGAGCAGCGTGAAGGTGAGGAACGATTGCGCCATGGATTCGGCGTTGCCCCACGTCGCGCGGCCATAGTCGAAGATCAGGACGGGCGGCACGCCGAGCGCGCGGGCCATCTCCGTCACCTGGAAGCCGCGAAGCTCGAGGAACTGCAGATCGACGCTGGTGCTGGTGATCTGCTGCCAGTCGACGCCTTCCTCCAGGACCGCCGTGCCGCCGCTGGCGTCGCCGGAGTGAGCCTTCGTCCACGACGCTTTCAACCTGGCAATGACGTCGGGGCCGAGCTTCTTCGGCGACTTGAGCACGCCGCTCGGCCGGCCGCCGTTGGCGAAGATGCGCCCGGCGTGGCCCTCCATGGCCCGATACAGGCCGATCGCCTCCCGGGCCTGCTTGATCGGGGAGACGCCGCCGATGTTGGGGACATGCAGAATGTCCGACCAGTGATAGACCCGCTGCCCGCCGCCCTTCTGGCTGACGAGATACCGGGGCTCGCTGCCGGCGTCGTGCTCGACCACGACCTTGCTCGGGTCCAGCCGGATCAGCTCGGCGATGCGGCCACCGTCAACCCGGTTCGCCACGGCCACGGCGCCGATGTCATTGAGGAGCGAATCACGCTCCATCGTCATCAGGAACTCGGCGGTGCTAGTCCACCCATTCAGCCGGCCGCTCAGCAGCGTCTCAAGCGGGTGATCGGCGCGCTCTTTGCCGCCATCCTCCAGCCGCCGATAGAGGTGCACCGGCAAGCAGCCCAGCGTCTCGGAGCGCACCGCCACGCCGCGAGCAACTGGCGCGGACTCCAGCGCCTTCTGCGGCGTGACGGCGATGGCGGAGGCCGTGGCGCCGGCGGCCGCGAAGAACTCGGCGAGAGCCTCAAGGCTCTTCGCCTCAGTCTCGGGAGCGGATTTGCGCCATGGCCACATGGCAAACGGGAATCACGAATCTTTCCATAACGCAAGATGCTGGCAGAGACATCTTGCGTTTGTGCAAGTATATGGAAAGCGGTGGAAAATATTTCTTTGGCAGGGCTGCATCCGGAGCCGGGAATACAATTGGCCACGGGTCGCGTCATGTTGGCCATAATGTTGGCCGTATGCCCAATTGAGAGATGGCGTGATACCAGCAATATCAAAAGCTTAAGCTTCTAGTGGGATGCTAGCTCTGCACCACTCTCCCTCTAAGGGGTTGATCAGCAAGGAAAAGCCGCTGAATCAAGAACTTGCAGGCGCCCGAGTGATACAATCGGGTGCTACACATGGTTCTTTCGATGGCACGTCCGCACAAGCACTCCAAGACAGGCGTCTATCCGCCAGTGCGCTCGCATCCGCCACGGCTCTCTGCGATCTTTTTGGAGGATGGTAGAGGCTCTTGTCCACGGTGATGATTAGGCGTCAATGACCGTTGCCGTGCGTGAGCACCGTGGCTAGTGTGGCGGAGAATGTAGCTCGGCAGCAATGGCGGCTTGCGTTCGCAGCGGAGCTGGAACGGCGCTGTTGCTTCATCTCGGGGTCTCCGTTTGTATCTCGGTTCACATCGATTTTTACGCGGAGGTTTCCATGAGCGCAGTCGTCTATCTCGGCTATGATTTCTTCACGGCTCTGGGGACCCTAACGGGTTGAAGTAGCATCGTCTGTTTTAGGCCAAAGCGAAACACTGTCGCCTTGTCGAGAGTAGCCGCCCCACCAGTTCAAGGCCCTGGCTTACGCCGGGGCCTTCGTTATTTGGAAGCCTCTAATCGGTCGGCGTCGCATTCTTCGCAATCGCAGGTCGGGGGATGAAAAGCTGCTGTCAGGATCACGTTGTCCCAAAAAAGGAGCGCCCAGTACGCAAGGGGCGGCGACGTCGGAGCGCCCTCCCGCCGATAGGCGAAGACGCCCTTGTGGGCTCCGAAATCCTCTCGGCTGATCTGCATGAATGCAGCGAAATGGGCTGGTACAGGTTCGCCCGGTAGGATGACGGAATAAGAAACCCTCCAGTCGGCCGGCATGACCTCGCCGGTCTCGACGAAATGCAACCCCCGAACGATCTTCCAGACGATGCGCCAGAAGCGATCGCCCTCGATCCGCAAAGCGATCTTCCCGTTCGGGAGATAAACGCCGCCGGGTCGCTCCTCAAAAGCATTCAAGACGCGGTGGACGAGCGATACGGTCTTGCGATTGCCGGCGTGAAACTCTTCGATTGTCTTCGCAAAAATGGCGTTGCCGGCGACAGAGCCGCGCGCGAAGGGGACCAACGTCTGGACGAAGTATTCTTCGTCGAGCTTGTAAGCGGAGTTGCAATCACGATGGACCGGCACAGTCGTCAGCCGGAGCTTGTTCTCTCGCCTCAGCGCCTTGGCAAAAATCTGATCGGCCGGGACGTGGTCGCGGTTAATCGGCTCGGCAAGCGGCTGACCGCAGAGATAGCACAGGGAAGGAGAGGATGCTGCGGACATCGAGGAGGCCATTTCCCATGGTCGAGTTCGGCATCGGCCAATGCAAGTCCCTGTTCGCTCCGCAGCGGAAAGAGGTCAATCGTCGGTCGGCGGGATGATCCCATACTCCTCCGCGTACCCGGTGACGATGGCCTTTGCGACCTCGCCGAGAGCAATGTTGCCGATTGAGAGGAGCCCATTTCCAGCTCGGGTTAGGAGCTTCACGACGGCCGAGCGATCGGGCTTCGGCTTCGCAAGCTCCGTCTTTGCCTCGTTTGCCAGCCGGCGCGTGTCGGCTTCGGCGGCCGTCGCCGAGTTCACTTCGGAGAGGATGCGATCGGCCAGCACCCTCAACCCCTCATCCGAGTGGGTGATGTTCTGATTGATCTTCCCGCCCGGAGCTATAACCGGTGATCCGCTGACCGGCCCCGTGAACGTGACAGTGTTCTGAACCAGTGGCCTTTGCGTCATTCGTCGTCCCCCCGCCATTCCAAACCTGAAGTCGCCGATAACCCGGTCGCGGACGGTTTCCAACTGAGACGCAACCACTCCACTTCGCTGTTGAAATGTCATTGGCATCGACCCCATGCGCCCGAAATCGTTCTCATATTGTCTGAGCACGTCGCGCTCGAAAGCTCTCGCAAAAGCATCAAGTGCTCCCATATGCTGCTGCGGATCATCCGGATCAGCTTCCGCTATGAAGCTCGCCCCCATGTTGAGGATGTCACGGTAGATGATAACTATCGCCTTCTCGATCTGGTCGATTGTGTTCCCGCCAGCTAACATCTGCATTGCGCTTTGTCGCCGCATGACAGCGTCAATATCTGCGGCGCTTCTTGCACTGCCGTCGCCGCGAAGATCGGAAAGCCGGATGCTGATATAGTCCGAGATTGGGATCATTACGGCCTCCGCAGCCAAGACCACAATGCGCGGCCCTCACTGCGTACATCAGGCCAGCCATGAGTGTCCCGCAAGACTGCCGTGCGGCGTTACCACAACTTTCCAGCTCTGGGCGTGCTGTAGATTGCGCAGCGCGATGTCACGCTTCAGTCCATGCCCAATCCTTTCCTCAACAGTCCTTTCGTTTCCCATTTCTGGAGGCGCATCGGTCAGTCGGGACCTCTAGTGGCATTGATTTCATTAAGATTTTCGCGCTGAACGCCCGGCCCAGCTCTGGGCATCATTCCTTCTCCAGCCTCTTCCATGATCGTCTGAAAATTCGCCGAGAACGGCAAGCTGGCAGCTTTGGCCGGCAGCTGGCTTCAGAAAATCCAAAAAACTCGGAATGGCGGCTTTCCACGCCCTGTGACGCGGCGAGGCCGGTCAGGACTGATCGAGACCGGTCAGTTTGCGCCGGCCCGCGTATCGACGAGGCGGTATCCCACGCCGGGTTCGGTCATGATGAAGCGCGGATCGGCCGCGTCATCGCCGATCTTCTCGCGAATATGGCCGATGGCGACGCGCAGATAATGGGTGTCGGAGGCATGCGCGGGCCCCCAGATGGTCGTCAGCAACTGGCGATGTCCGACGAGCTTGCCGGCATTGCGCGCCAGCAGGGCGACGATGTCGAACTCCTTGCGCGTCAGCCGCACCATCGCGCCGTCCACGCCGACCGTGCGGCGTGCCAGATCGATCTCCAGCCCCCCGATCCGGAGCAAGGCGGGTTCGGTGCCATGTTCGCGGCGGCTGCGAAGCAGCGCGCGGAGCCGGGCGAGCAGTTCGCCGGTCGAGAACGGCTTGGTGACATAGTCGTCCGCGCCCGCATCGAGCGCCGCGATCTTCTCGGTCTCGGCATCGCGC